ATCTGTTAAGGACAGTCTGCTTCTGGAAATCTATTATCCAGAAGGTATCTCAGAAGATATCGTTCGCAAGTCAGTTGGTGGTAGTACGAATGCTTAATCGTGCAGAGTTCAATCAAGAGATCGAACGGTTCGTCAAGGACACTGGTGAGAACTACATTGATGCAGTCGTACACTATGCTGAGAAGAATGGTCTTGAAGTCGAGACTGTATCTAAGATGCTGAATAAAGTTATCAGACAAAAGATTGAGTCTGAAGCGAGTGACATGAACCTTTTAAAAGAGAAATTATGCAAACTGCCCGTGTGATGTCGTATCCTGGTTTCAACGCATATAAAATCTACCTTGCTTTGAAGAGCCACTTTACGAGTGATTATGATTACTTCAAGTATCATGGTAAGATGAGGGTGAAAGAAGAATCATTCCTCAAACGCCGTGATAAGTTTTTCTTTGAAAAGATAGAAAGGAGATACAAGAAAGAACTCGTTCCATTCTTTGTTTCAAATCTAATCAAGGAGGATAATGCATGGTCTGGGAGTCTTGCTACTGATCAAGCCGAACAGACGTTTAATGAATGGAAGAAGAAAACCCAATCGCTTCGTTATGTATTCAAAGAAGACATGGGTAAGGTCCGTGCTTTGATGGACCATAACGACCTTCAGTTTGATGAGTTGTTTGATTGTGGTGATGGGCAACACCCTGCTATCCTCAAACTTCTCATCTCTGAAGATATCAGTATTGAATCCTTTGTGATACTTGACCAAGTATTGTCGTTTACCAAGAGAATAAATAGAATACTTCTTGACGACTTCACTTGGATAGTATATTATAAGAAGGTGATTAAGTATTCACGCTTCATTGAGGTTGACAAGAAGGAGTATAGGATGATCCTAAAAGACATTTTTGTCTAATTGTATTAAGTAGAATCAAGTAGTTTTAAGTTAGTTTTAAGGAGAAATATCATGGCATTAGATTTTGCCGCACTCAAGAAGACCCGCAACACCTCACTCACAAACCTAGTCAAAGAGGTCGAGAAAGTAACCACCCGTGAAAGCAAGGGTGGTGATGATCGCTTCTGGAAGCCAGAGGTAGACAAGTCTGGTAACGGTTATGCTGTTATCCGCTTCTTACCAGCACCACAGGGCGAAGATTTGCCTTGGGTCAAGATGTACAATCATGGTTTCCAAGGTCCAGGTGGTTGGTATATCGAAAACTCGTTGACCACTATCAGCGATAAAGACCCCGTATCCGAGCATAACTCTATGCTGTGGAACTCTGGTATCGAAGCAAACAAAGAGATTGCTCGTAAACAGAAGCGGCGGTTGCAATACTACTCCAACATTCTTGTCGTCAAAGACACTGCGAATCCTCAGAATGAGGGGCAGGTGTTCTTGTATCAGTATGGTGCTAAGATCTTCCAGAAGTTACAAGAAGCAATGCAGCCTCAGTTTGAAGATGAGGCACCAATGAACCCATTTGACTTCTGGGAAGGTGCTGACTTCAAGTTGAAGATCCGTAACTTCGAAGGTTATCGTAACTATGATAAGTCGGAGTTTGATAGTGCATCACCTATCTCTGATGACGATGACGATATTGAGTCAATCTGGAACAAGCAGCACTCACTCGCTGACTTCCTGAAGCCAAGCAACTTCAAGTCATATGGTGAGTTGAAAGCACGTCTGGACAAGGTTCTGGGTGTGACTGACGCAGCACCTATGCGTGAAGAACAGGAGGTTGCCCCTCCACCACAACAGAAGGTCGCCAAGGCAGCAGAAGAAGACGCACCTTGGTCTAGCGATGATGAGGATGATGAAGAGAGTTTGTCATTCTTCAAAAGTCTCGCTGAAGACTAAATGAGAGAGGGGGCTTTGGTCCCCTCTTTTAATATGCACCTGCCATCATTCCACCATATCTAGCAGAAGATGGCTCTTGATTTCGTGCCTGTGGTTTTGGTGCGACGGTGCTATTATTATTCACGACATTGTTGACCGTTGAATTATCGGTTGGAGCAACAACATTAGTTGGTGTCATTGGTGTCATCATTTCTTTTTGTGCCGCTTCTAGTGCCGCACCAGTAAGTTGAGTTTTCTTTTCTATTCGCTGCCCAATCTCATTTGTAAACCTAGTAAACATATTTCCACTTGTATCGCCACCAACAGTAACGCCACCTTGGGTTGCTTGAAAACTACCACTCAATCCTACACCAGACTCATCAAAAGTTTTTGAGCGGCTTACTTTTGTACCATCTTCCATTGTATCTTTAAAGGTCTGTGTAACATTACCTGTTTTTATATCTTTTTTAAGACGCAAACCAGCCATACTTGGTGTCTCATAGCTGAGTAATTTACCTTGAGGGCTGTACATATATTTACCAAATCCACCTAAAAAGATATATCGACCCTTACTATCTTTAAAATAGGTCGTGCCGTCATCATTTCTCAACTCTCGCCTTCCAGATTCACTAGGTTCTACGTCATCTATTTTTTTAATTACATCCTTACTCAGATCATCAACACCAGGCGTATCATCACTTCCCATTATATTTGATATCGTCTCGTTTGCTTTGACACCTTCAGCAGAAGGGCTGCGAACCTTTTTGAGTAATGTCTCTGCGGCAAGTGGAATACCTCTTGCTAAGTTTGCGAGTTGTTCCTCATTTAAAACTGCCTCATTACCGTGTAGAACTGCTGGTGTTCCCTTACCAAAGTTCTGCATAAGATCGTTATCTTCGCCGAGTGTGCCTTTATTATAAGATAAAGATTTTGCACCACGCATACTACCATCGTGCTGAAGAACAGGTCCAGTGAAGCGTTCTCGTGCTTCAGCAGCCGCAGCATCTAAGGTTGCTTTTGCCGCTGCTATTTTTTCTGGTGTCAGGTCTTGTTTTGATGTAATATTTGACGATTGAGTAGGTACACGACCAGCAGAACGACGTTCCATATTTCGTCTTCTCAACATATTACCTTGATTCGTACTAAATCCAAGAATCTTACCATCAGCATCCATTGGTAGGGCATTCATGGCAGCAGCACTAGCAGCAGCCTGTGCACGAGTAAATCCTGTGATTTCACCAGTTCCAGAATCATTGGCAGGGCGACGATTCCTTAAACGATTGCTTTGCATCATGCTAAATCCAGTGATTTCATTACCCTTCATTGGTAGAGCATTCATGGCAGCAAGGGATTCGGGTCCAAATCCAGTGATTTCACCAGTACCAGCACCTCTTCCCCGACCTCTTTTCATTTGCCCACTGTCCGATTTATCGGTTGAAAAGAAATCACCCATCCCAGCCATTGCACTACTAAAAGAGCTGCCAATACTACTGCCAATGTCAGCAACTTTATCACCAATGTCTTCAACTTTATCACCAATGTCTTTTTGATAATCAGGCGATTCTTTGAGTTTTTGTCTTTGTGCTTCTAGTTCTGCAATTCTTTTTTCATCTTTAGCAGTAATTTCTTTTTTGGATTCAAGAGCGTCTTTCTCTTTTTCCAAGATTGCCATTTCATTTCTGACTAGTATATCCTTATCTCTAGCAACATTCTCTTGACTTTCTCTTAATGCATCTTCAAGACCTTTTCTTTTTTCTAAAGCAGCTTTTCGGTCTTCTAGACTTACATTCGCAGTATCTTCAATAGTTTTGGTAAGTGATTCGATTTCTTTTAGTGCAGTCTCTTGATGTTTACCAGACTCTTCAATTCTTTTCTCAATGCTTTGTTTTCTACCAGGAGAAATTTCTAGAGTCTTACCAAATATACCAGCAACTTCTGAAGTAATATCATCTACAGCATTAGTAATCGTTTCACCACCAATCGCACCGGCAGCACCACCAACAACGCCGCCAATGCCTGCACCAATAGCAGTGCCAATACCTGGAATGATAAAAGAACCAATGCTCGCTCCCAATGCAGCACCAGACATTGCTTGCATTGCAGCATTTACACCACCACCCTTGCCCCCACCTATAGCATTACCAATACCAGATGCCATTTTACTCTGACCATCCTTATCAGCAGTCTCTACACCAGCATAAGCATCCATACCCATTCCAAGGACAGATAATAGACCTCCGCCACGAACAAGTTTTAAAAGACCTCGGTTATTACCAATCCCTGCCTTTTTAGCAGCGTCTTTGATTTTGGCAATTCCTTTTTCATCTCCAGGTTTTACTGTAGTTCCTTTGCCATCCATACCGGCAATAACTTTATTCCCAGCCTTCGATGTGATCACATCCCCAGGTTTAGGTCCAAATAATCCTGTAAAGGTTTTTTTGATGGAAGTACCAATACCAGCAGCTAAACCTGCTAATCCAAAACCAGCAGCAGCACCACCTACAGTGCTTCCGCCACCGCCACCGCCAGTAGTGCCGTCGCCAGTAGCGACAACAGCACCAGTACCTTTACCACTGGCTATTTTATTCCCTTTGGATTGTGACTCTCTACGTCTTTCTATGTCAGCGAGGTTTTGTTTTCTTTGCCAGTCTACATTGAATTCAAATTGTTTTTGTAAAATGCCTTTAATATCAGAAAGATTGCTCTCTATAGAAGAAAACCCCTGTACATTAGTTTTCAAAACAGCTTTAGGTGTATCCTCACTGTTTTTTAGACTTGGAAATTTTATAGGTGGTAATGCCATTTACTGATTCGCTTTTTGTTTTTCTAATTCTTCTTTCAAGTAATTCATTAATAATTGTACATAAATTGTTCTCTCATAGGGTAACATATTTTCTAACTCTGTCAGTGAGTATTTATGATGCTGCATCAATCCAAAATTGGTTTTATAATGATTTGCAAGACTGTCATGACAGAGGCTTATGTAAAAAAATCATTCAATCCTCTCAATGTGTATTCCACTTTCTTCTTGCACCCCTTACACTTATATTCGATTTTGTGCTCTAATCTGGGCATCGTTTCGAAAAAAGTCGAGAGTTTTTCAATTTGAGTTTTGTCCATACTTTCGATAAAGGTTTTCATCTCATCTTCGGTAAACTCATCATAAATATTTTCGGCATCATACACATATTCGATTGATTGCTGTAGAATATCATATGTGCTACTCTCATTAATCTCTTCAAATAAATTCAAATTAGAGATGGTTGGATATTTCATCTTTATTCCAACATCATCATTAATCATAATATTGACTTCGTGATTATCAAACTCTTTTACCTTCAGAGTATCTAAGTCAATTGTAACCTCTTGTGAAGTATCACAATCATGTGTTAAAGTAAACTCTAAAATATTGCTGATACTTCTAGCTCTAATATTCAAATAAAGAAATTCAAAATCGAAATAACTTAAATTCTCAACATCGATTTCATCCAGAATACAATTCTTTAAGATCTGTTTGACTGCTACAATCTGGTCATTATTATCATCGGATTCTTGAGCAGTTAATAATATTTTTTCTTCCTTTACTAAGAAAGGTCTAATCTTTACTTTCTGTTTAGTTGATGGTACTTCAATCTCGTGTTCTGGTGTGACTAATGATGGTAAAGCCATAATCTATATCCTTATATTAAAAGTTATTTGGTAATCCTCTTGGACCTGTTACTGGTACTTCTGGAACTGAACCAAATGATCCAAAGTTTCGTTCACTGGTTGGAATCTGAGTTGCTCCAGGTTTTACAGTAGATTCAAGTGGTGTTCTGTTTGGTGTTGTACCCTCTGGAATAGGACCACGTCGTGCTTTTCTAGTTCCTAATAGTGTTATGTTAGGTGTATCCTCTGGAATAGGTTGACGGGGCGCTTTTCTAGTTCCTTCTGGAGTTCTATTTTTTTCGCCTCCTGGTATACTTCTATCTTTCACGTTTAATTGTTCATAGTATCTATACTGAAACTGTACCTGCAATTTCTGTAATGCTTCACTTTCCCAACTGAGATTTAATAATGCGATTGAAAATGGGTATGCTTCTAATAACCTGGTGGTTACAACTTTTTCTCCAGTT